CAGCCACAACCATAACCAAAGCTTTCATCACAGCATTTCTCCTTGTAGGTGGTGGACGTAACGGTTGACGTAATCCGGCACGACTTGACGTGTCTTCCACGCCAAAACGTCCGCACGAACATCAACATCTTTTCCGAAGCGGTGTTGATATGCCGCCCTGAAGAACGTCAGCGCATCAATACGCTTTCGTTCCAGCATTTCACACAGACCAAGCATCATGGCTTTCTCCTAGGTTGCTTGTCGTTGCATGTACTCCTCGTAAGAGTGACCTGGATAACGCGGTAACTTGGCGTGTTCTTCTTCACACGTCTTATTGCACGTACCGCCCTTGTCATTCGCGCCATACCAACCCTTCACAGGCTTGGAACAGACGCAACACAGGCCGACCACGACATCTTTGTATTCTTCTTGGACTTGACGGAAGTTCTTAGGCGGATTCTTTGACATCACGTATCCCACAGTAAAAGTGAAGATCATCACGACCTGGAGCGCGCGGCGTAGTGGCTTGCATAAGCCCACCACACAAAGCGCAGCACATTGGTTTGTAGCGTTTGAACATGGATACCTTTCGACTTGTTAAAGAACAGACGTTGGCGAAGGCATGAACCGCAGTTCATTTATAGAGGTAATCCTCTGCCTCCCTGGGGATAATTATACTAGTCTATGTACGAAATAGTTAGTATAGTTATTAACACATGGGAATAGTAATAAGATGCCAGAACGGCACATGCAACAAAGACATAAGTAATTCAGCTCAGTGCTTTGATCGGCAGAGAGGGAAAATCTACTGCAAGGACTGCAATAGTAAGCTGACCTAGGTTTTCCACACCTACTACTACACAAACCCTATAAATCGTGTAGTATAAAAGCATTATCAGTAACAAGATATATATGGCGAAGTTTAAGAAAGGGGATAGGGTAAGAACAACCTCAGACCATAAAAAGCCAATTGGCACTCTAGCAACAATCACTCAAAACGACTCAAGCGTGCCAAACCTAATTTGGGACGACGGAGACGAAGGATATATAGGTGAATGTGACTTGAAGCTAGTCACAGACACCCCAACATACCAACCAATCACACCAAAGGTAGGGGAGAAATATCGGGTGTTGAAGGAGTTTATAGATTCTCATAACCTGAGAATAGGAGGCTTTTATGAGATCAAAACAGTTAGGCCAGGGGAATACTGCGAAACAACAAGCGGCTTTGCTCTTCAAAACTTGCCTAATGACCGTCAAAACTACCTCCCCACCGAATACCTAGAGCTAGTGGAGGAGCCGGTCAGAACTTGTTTCGGGTTTGAAGTAGTAGTGAGTGACGAACCAATTAAACAATCAATAATAACTAAATCTATGAACTTCATTAAATCAGCACTACTATCAAAGGAAGACAAGACCCTTATCAAAGCTGGATACCTAAACGATGACCTTTCACTTACTAGCACAGGCAAATCAGCACTAGAGTTCATCACCTTTACTTCTAACAAGAAGCAACTAGTAACAATGGCAGAGGAAGCACTAGAAGAAAAGAAGGACTAATACTTTCCAAAGACAAACACCCATGACTAAACATCATGGGTGTTTTGTTTACAAACGTAACCAGTATGTTATTATTAATAGCGTAATGGTTGGCGCGAGCCTCTAAGACGCCCGTCATTACAACTGCCCCCGAAGGCTCTAGCTCTGGCGTTTCATTTCATATTGTTACAACTTCCTTACTCTCTTCTGTCTCATACCAGAAGACCCATCCCTGAAACGCTCTGAGTCTTAAGTAGGTTCGACTCCTACTGGGGGCACTATGAATACAGCAGAAGACTTTGACGAATTAGAAGAGACTGAGGAACAGCCAGAAAGCAGGGTCGAACACCTAAGACCCTGGATGTATAAGAAAGGCCAAAGCGGTAATCCAGGTGGGCGTACTCCTGGTATTTCTCTTAAAGAATATGCCCGTGTTAAGTTCCGCCACATGACCGATGGGGAGCGTGAGGACTTCTTTAATGGAATAGACAAGAAGACACTTTGGGAAATGGGTGAAGGCAAACCCGAATCCAAAACAGAAGTAAACGCCACAGTGGAAGTTAATTCAATCACTACCGAGGAGAAAACCGCGCTCTTATCACTTTTGAATGACAAAGGCCGCACTAGCTAAAGTAATAGAAGGAACCAAAGCCGAACGGCTGTTTTTATGTGAACACTCTTTCGGTCTATTTGCTGTCTACTATTTCAGCAACTACTTTAAATATCCGCTCGCGCCGTATCACTACGATATGGCTCAAGACCTACACGATTTACTAGACGGTAAGATTCGTGAGTGCGGCTGGATAATGTATCGAGAGAGTGCAAAGACTACTTTTGCTAAGCTTTTTGTTATTTGGTGTATCGCCTACAAGAAAAAGAAATACATAAACGTCGATGCATTTGATAAAGAGAACGCAGAACGCATCCTCTTTGATGTTGCTTATGAGCTAACTAACAGTGCTAAGTTAGCTGATGACTTCCCCACCTTGTTTAGCAAGCGTAGAGGGATAGACGAGATTAAACAAAACCGTATCAGTAACTTCGTGACTGAGAACGGTATACGTGTTGAGGCTCACTCAACACAAGAGTCTGTTCGTGGTCGTATTCACTTAGACCAACGTCCCGATATGCTTATTGCTGACGATATAGAGACAAACAAGACCAAAGACTCTGAGGCATACACCAAGCAGGTACGTGACCATATATCGGAAGCTCTAGCTGGTATGAGTCCAGACGGCTCGATTCTTTATCTCGGTAACTACATTACCGAGGCTGGAAATATCCAGTACCTACTAGACCGAGCTAAGACAGACCACAAGCTACGCATTAGAAACGTGCCTGTCATGGTGGATGGTGTGCCGTCCTGGCCAGCTAAGTACGCTGTGACCGATATAGAGGCCGAAGCTACTGGCAAAGTGTCTATAGAAGACAAGCAACGCCAGCTAGGTTCTTTGGTCTTCTCTTACGAGATGATGAACCAGCCAATTGATGAAATGATGGCTGAGTTTAAGAAAGAATACGTCCAAACTGTCACTGAGTTTGATGTAGCCCAAAAAGAGACAACTACCTACATCACGATTGATAGTGCTGTATCGCAAAAAGAGAGTGCTGACTTCACTGGTATTACTATCAACCGTGTATCAACTGATAACAAGTGGTATGTCAAAAGCTACCGCCTTAAGGTGAATAGCAAAGACTTGATTGACCACATGTTTTATCTACAGAAAACCTATAGCCCTGTATTTATGGGACTAGAAGAGACTACTTTCACAATGGCAATCCAGCCATTTCTTGATGAGGAGATGCGAAGACGCCAGACTTTCTTTACTGTCACGCCAGTTAAACACCAAGGTATTAAGAAAGAGACTCGCATACGTGGGCTAATTCCTAGATGGGAGAGTAAGAGTGTCTTTCTAGTTGGTGATAACTTCGAGCTACTAGACGAGATGCGCGTATTTCCTAACGGACAACATGATGATGTCCTTGATAGTTTCTCAATGACCCTACATCACGCTAGGCCACCGTATAAGAAGCCACCAAAGTTACTAGAGGACTGGCAGGAAACTAATGTTGCAATTTAATTCGTGTTATACTTATAACTATGTCAAACCCCTCAAAGACATTCTCTGTCATTGCAATCATTAATGGTGAAACCTATAACAAAAGGACAGATGATGTCCAAGAGACACTCTTGTCCTTAAAGCCTGAGCTAGTGCTGACTGAAATGTACGTCAAAGTAAAGAAGGGGAAAGCGATAGCCGAACGCAAACTGACAGCCAAACAAGCTCGCTTTCTGTTTAATGATGAGGTATTCCGCGCGGTCTTTATGAATAACTTGCTTATCGTATAAATATGGACAATCAAGACGTATTCTCGTATATCACAACCGAGAAGAACAACTGGCTAACTGAACGAATAAGACTATCCGATTCTAAGGATTGGAACATGAGGGAGCATATCGAGCGTTGCTATAACGTAGCCAATGGCTGGTTCCATAAGGGTAAGAATGATGGGCTACGCCCTTACGATGATATCGTTACCCCAGTTATTAACGTAGCGTTTCGCTCAGAGGGCTTCGATGTTAAGGACATAGTGCCTTACGTGAATGATGCTGGCGAATACTACAAGTCATTTCTAGTTAAGAAATACCACCCACAGTGGGCTAGACGGAACGAGCTAGACACCTTTATTGATGAAGTGGTGGAAACTTCCATCATCTATGACTTGGTGATTGTTAAGGACATCAAGGAGACACGCCCCGAGGTAGTAAACCTAAAGGACATTGCCTTTTGTAATCAGCGGAATATCTTATCTGGCCCGATTTGTACCGAGCACGATTATACCGTCACTGAATTGATGGATATGAAAGGTACGTGGGATGATGAAGCTATTGATAGAGCTTACCAATTACTTATCGACAATGACCCTAAGTGTGGGACGCTCAAGGTCTACGAGCTACGTGGACGGCTACCGTCTAAATGGCTGGACGATACGGCTGAACGTCTAACCTACAAAGACCAGGTGCAGATAGTTACTCTTATCAAAGACACTAATGGTGAGAATAACGGCACTGTCCTTTATAAAGGTATTAGCAAGCCTCTAAAGGATGTCTTTAAGGTGCTAAAGATAGACCAAGTGCGCTCCATAAATCGTGCCGCTGGCAAATCCATTGTAGAGACACTATTTGAGCCACAAGTTTGGAATAACTACGCTGGCATTAAGCTAAAGGCACTACTTGACTCAGCTATTAACGTGCTTGTCACTGATAGTGAAGAGCTAGGCAATCAGAAACTGTCTGACCTTAAGAACAATCAAATCCTTAAGCAAGGAAAAGGAGACAACACCTATCGCCTTGATGGTACTTTGCAGAACCTACCAGCTTTTGCTCAATACCAGGAGAAGCAATCAAACGATGCTCGCATCCTAGGCTCAGCTTCGGAGGCCTCACTAGGCAAGAATCCAAACGCTGGGACACCTTTTGCCTTGCAGTCTCTTATCGTGCAGGAAGGCCAAGGCATCCACGAATACCGCCAAGGCAAGATTGCCACCTTCTTTGCTGATGTTCTTTATCGAGACATCATTCTTGACCGTCTAGCTACCGAACTAAACAAAGGACAGAAATTCTCTGAGGAACTTACCCTAGAGGAACTGTCTGAAATAGCAGAAATAGTGGTCGGTAACGAGGTGGAGGAGGAAATCAAGAAAATGATTCTTGACAACAAGATACCCCCACCTGGCATCCGAGAGGAGCTGATTAAACTCAAGAAGGCAGAGTTTATGAAGGGAGGCAATCGCCGCTTTATGGAGGTAATGAAGGGTGAAATAAAGGATATTCCACTTAATGTCTTTGTAAACATTAGTGGCAAGCAAAAGAAGTTAGCCGAGAACGCTGACAAGCTAACCAATGTAATACGTGAGATTATTGCCAACCCACAGGCATTTTCTCAAATCCCAGGTCTTGGAGCCGCCTTTAATGAGCTTCTCGAAGCTAGTGGCATGTCCCCTATAAACTTCAGTTTAATCGTAAATCCACCAGTGGAACAATCGCAATTAGCATAACAATAATAAAATGAAAGACTATTTAAATGATTTGCAAATAGCTAAGGTAGAAGCCTTTTGCGCTGATAAGGATATGTTTGAAGCTGTAAAGCTAGTATTGCTACAGCAAATGTATACCCGAGGCGTTATCACCAAAGGTCAACCGCATGAAGCCCTACGCAATCGCGCTCTTACCCTTGTCCAACCAGAGGTAGATGATGCAGCGTTAGGTTCGCGCCTACGCGCCTTATGGGAGGGAGTGCAAGGTATTGAGTCTGGCTTTTATGAGCTAGAGAAGATAAAGACCAAAGCAACAGAACCAGTGGAGTCACCCTTTAATATCGCAGAATAAAAACAATACATGGCACGAAAACCAAAAGTCCTAGAAAATGTAGTCCTTGATACATTACCAGAGGAGGTCAAGGATGCAGTAGTACAAGTACGAGATGAGGAATTTAATAAGAGACACACAGGAGCGCAGGACAATGTTATCTATGGATAGCATTTAGATTGTGGTACAATTATAACTAACAAGAAGTGCAACTTTGTAAAATGCACATTAACTAGCCCATCACTATGTTCACCGATGAAACTCAGGAGGTAGACCTTGAAACATCTACAGAGGAAGCCGAAGAAGATACTGTCACCGTAGAAGACACAGAGGAAGAAGAAAAAGGTGTTGAGTATTGGAAAGCGGAAGCTCTTAAAAACAAAGCAATCCTTGAACGCAATAAAGGAAAAGAAGTAAAGGAGGCAAAACCCCAATCAGATGACTTTGATTACGGCCAATATGCCTTTATGGAACAGCGAGGAATTGAATCTGACGATGACATATCTTTTGTTAAAAAGAGTATGAAAGACTCAGGTAAAAGCCTTCGAGAAGTTCTAAATGCAAACTGGTTTAAGTCCGAATTGAAAGAACGTCACGACCTTTCCAAAACCGAGCAAGCTACCATTAAAGGTAAGCGATCAGGTGGAGCATCAACTGACAGCGTGGAGTACTGGGCAAGCAAAGATTTTGCAGATGTCCCACAAAACATGCGCGGCAAAGTACTAGCTCACCGCGAGGCCAAGGAAAAGAATAAGGGAATGTTCTACAACACTTAAGTCAAAGCCACCTGATATTTACACATTAAATATCAACTAAAATGGCCTTTATCCCTAGTCTCGAAATCGAGACAAAGTTACAAGAACGTCTATCTGCTCCAATGAAGTGGAAAGAAATCTGTAACGTGAAGTACACAGATACTGGAGTTCTAAAGAATCCATATCTAACCGATTCAACTGTATCAACTGGTACACGTTACGCTGGTGTTGCTTCAGTCGCTGTGGTAACCACTGATGAGTCTGTCACTATTAACGACTACTCATACACAATGCCGCACGTAGACGATGCAGACCTAGCTCAAAAGTCTTTCTCAGACTTTATGGAAATTGCTGACAACATGGCTACCGTACTTAACGAAGCTATGGAAACTGCAATGCTTGCTGAGCACGCACAATGGACTAACTTTGACAACGCTTCAATTGGAGGTGCTGCCGGTAACATTACTGTTTCACTCTCAAACGTAAAGAGCATCATCACCAAGATGAAAGAGGCTATCCGTACCGCTGGCGGTGCTGATCTAGCAGAACGACACGGTATGTTTATCCAATGGCGAGAAGCTGACTTTACTCTTGTAGAGCAACTAGCTTCAAGTGAAGGATTTAACACCGCTGATGACGCTCTAAAGAATGGCATCAAGCAAGGTTTCATTTACCTAGGTGTAGAACACTACTCAACATCAAAGAACGTCTCAGGACACGTATTTGGCGGAGTCAAGAAGGCTTTCATGTGTGGAGTTGTTAAATCAACCTACGGCAAAGTTAAGACTATCGTTAATCCTTACGTTTCTTCACTACCTGGAGTTATCTCTGGTATCGGTCTAGAAAGTCGTATTGACCGGAAGTTCAAGGCTTGGTCAAAGATGGTTCCAGTCCTTTACGACATCCTAGTAGCCTAGTGTTTAAGCAGTTAATTATTAACCTAGCATAAAAACATCATGGCACTATCACAAGGAAAGACCCCACTGTTTGACACAGTACGAACCAAAGCCCCGATCATAAATGGTCAAGGTGCAACCAGAACTCTATCAGTAGATGAATCTGGTTCCACTGTAGTGTTTGACCGCGCAGCTGGAATTGTCTACACACTTCCACTCGCTGTCCCTGGCACGTTTTATGACTTTGTAGTTACTACTACAATCACATCAAACGCCGCTAAGGTAATCACAGGTGCAGCTACTGAGCTACTTATTGGTACTATTTCAAGTAATGTGACGACTACAACCACTACCTACCAAGGTAACGGTTCTACTCACCGCGCATTATCAGGGAACGGTACTACTACTGGCGCAATCCTAGGAACAAAGTATAGAGTCACTTGCCTTTCAACTACTCGTTGGATGGTAGAGGGAACTAATCAATGTTCAGGAACTGTAGCAACCCCATTCGCAACAAGTTAATTGTTATCTCACTCTCTCAGTTTCTGGGAGGGTGGATATAGCAACTAATTTATAAACATGGTTTTCAATGACACAGTAAATAATCTAGGAATAGCACAACAAACTCGCTCATTCATGCGTGTAGACGAGACCCAGTGGCCTACCTATAAAATCGTCAACTCAGTCAACAACTGGCACGATACTGTTACTGGATACGCTATTGGGGCAGACCGACGCTTCCAGTGGGACGATTCAAACCATACCGAGCTACCTATCGGGACAACTGACCTAGTATTAAACCAATCTGACTACTCATTCCTTACTGACGAACAGAACAATAGGATTTTGAACCTATTGCGTGTTGACATCCTAGATACTAACGGCAACTACCGTAAGTTAGAGCCGATTGATGAATCAAACATCCCTGGCGCACTGGATGAGTTTGAGGACACGGCTGGTCAACCTTTCTTTTACGACAAGATCGCTGACAATATCATTCGGCTTTACCCAAAGCCTAGTGCCAACGTCACCGCTGGTCTTAAGTTCTACTTCCAACGTGCTGGCTCATACTTCACCGCTTCAGATACTACCAAAGAGCCTGGTGTAGCCCCTTTACTGCACCGTGGTTACGTCATTGCTGCCGCCTACGATGGGGCTATGACTCTTGGCCTGGACAATCTCCAAGCCCTCAGTGTCGAGCTACAAAAAGAAGAAACCAAGATGAAGCAATACTTCGCTATCCGAAACACAGACGAAGTAATAGTAATGACCCCGACTCAAGTTGACTCTGTATGAAATTACTACGAAAATTCCAAGACGATGCCGAAACACGCGACGCGGTAAAGGCTTTTCTTATTGAAACAGTAAAGACTACAGCAGTGACAAAACTCTTTGCTAATGAGCCTGTAGAAGGCTACAGGGAGGCTATACAAGTGATCGAGGCAGCGTTTCAAGACTTAGATAAACAAAATGCTAAACCAGAGTAAACCAACAACAGTTATAGCAAACTCGGCACGTGTCTCAAGTGGCGAAACATGGGCTTCTATCACTACCACGTGGGCTAGTGAGTTAAGAACGTGGGAGGCAGTATCACAGTTATTAAGTAACACCGCACGCGTTAGCTCAACGATGAGTAACGTAGCAAAACCGTAAGTATGCCAATTGGAGTTTATACAAGAACAAAACCAGCATGGAACCTTGGAATTAAGACAGGCGTCATTCCTAGTACAGCATTCCAAACAGGACATACGCCTGCAAATAAAGGCACAAAAAGACCAGGAGTGGGTGGGGTAAGAAAAGGAAATACTCCTTGGAATAAGGGTGCCAAGGGACTACAGATGGCATGGAATAAGGGTAAGCAAATGCCTTCCCAAAGAGGGGAAAGACATCATAACTGGCAGGGTGGTAAGACATCACAAGGACATCTAATAAGAAATCAAGTCGAATATAAATTATGGCGAGTTGCCGTTTTTGAACGAGACAATTATACGTGTGTATTTTGTGGACGAAAAAAAGAGGTGTCAGGTAAACTAAATGCAGACCATATCAAACCGTTCGCCCTTTACCCAGAGTTGCGTTTTGCAATAGATAACGGCCGGACTCTTTGTATAGATTGTCACAAAACAACTGATTCCTATATGGGAAACTTTAATAAAAACTATAAAAAACTATAATGGCTATTGTAACAATACAAAGTACTGATTTGATAACTAACTCTAGGGCAAATTTGAACAACAACTTTGCAGACCTTGAGGCAAATAAACTTCCGACTAGCTATTTGGATACAGACACAACACTCGCAACTAATTCGGACGTTCGTATTCCTACCCAGAAAGCCATCAAGGCTTATGTAGATGCTAATGCTGTTCCTAATTCAGTCTCAGTTGAAAGTACAGCTAGTACTACTCACTCTCTAACTACAATCGCTGGTCAAACGGTAATGGTTTTAGCTTCGGGTATGGCATATTTTAACGGTTCAGGTACGCAAATTGACTTGGCTTTAAAATATAACGGTGTTACAAAACATAGCTATACCATTGATACTGATGGAACTGGGGCGGAAAAATATGCCTTCTCCATGATGTATACCGAAATCCCAGGAGCCGCTACCGCTAATATAACTGTTACAGCTTCCGCTGGAGCCATTAGTAGTGTCGTGATAATGGTTCTTAAACTATAGTATGTCTAAAGTCTCAGAAATCAAAGTCCAAAACTTCTCCGGTGGTGTTTCCGATGACCCGAGAGAGAACGACGCTACCAAGTTTCAAGTGGTGCGCCACTTCGACGTATTTTCAAATCCCACACGCCTTACTCCTTACCGATCTTTAGAGGCTGACCAAACAGCTTCTGTGGCTGACGATATGAAAGCCTATCTAGTCCAAGACTTCGTGTATGCCTCAGCTAGTGCCAAGCTTTACGGTCTAGGCCAAACAGGTGCAGGACTAACTAAAATCGTCAACAAGGCCGATGCAACTACTGGAAACTGGACACTTCCAGCTTCTTCCGAGGGTAACGGTGCCGTAAAGAACGGTTGTCTTGTTGAATACAAAGACTATCTCTGGGGCTTCCAAGGCACTACACAAGTGTTTAGGTGGGGCTTACTGTCTGGTTCACCAGCTATTACTAACTCACAAGGCACTGTAGGCACTATTACTAGTGTCGCTCAGGGTATTATCGCAAAAGACGATAACCTCTATTTACCATACAACAACAAACTAGTCCGTGTCACTTCTGGCGGTACGGTAAACGATGCAGTATTAACGTTACCGACTAACTTTAAAATCACATCTATCTGCAACTACGGCAACTACCTTGCTATTGCTTGTGCGCCTATCTCCACTTTTAACGGTGTGTCTAAGGTATTTCTCTGGAATCTCACTAGCCCAGACGTACAAGAAGCAATCGACTGGGGTGAGGGTGAGTTGCGTGTGCTAGAGACAATAGAGGGTTATCTAGTAGGAATCACAGACCGCTATCTAAACAACGCCACAGGTGCAGGGCGTGGCTCGATGATTATTCAAATCTACTCGGGCGGTGTGCCACAGGTAGTGAAAGAAGTGTTTACTCAAGCACTCACCAACAAGACCATGCCACTGAGTAAAGCGGTAAAAAATAACCGTGTCTTTTTCGCTGCCAAGATCATGACCAACTCTGCCGGTACGGAATATAACGAAGGCATTTGGTCTTTTGGTCGCAAGAATGTCAATTATCCTTTTGCTTTATCGCTTGATGTTATTGACTCAAACGTCACAAGCTCAGGTATACAGGCATTTGGCACAGCGGCAAACTACTTCTTTATAACCCACTCTGGCGATGGTTCAATTGATAAGACAAATGACGCGGCTACTTACGCATTTACCTCAGTGTATGAGTCTCAAATTATAGATTTTGGAGATGTAGACAGTGACAAAACACTAGTCTCGCTCAAAGTCTCATTCCGCAAGCTCGCCACGGGTGAATCACTCACCGCTAAGTACCGCGTGAATGGCGCGACGGCCTGGGCAACTATCGGCACGTTTTCCACAGTCGGTGCTATCTCAAAGACCTTTACCGCAATTGAATCTACTGGCCTAGCTTTCGCTTCTGGCTATGAGTATGAGTTTCGCCTTGAAAGCACAGGTGGCCTAGAAATTACTGGCATGAAAGCGAGAGCCAACGTCCATAGCACTGTCTTGTAATATGCCTAACGACTACCAAAAACAAATAGACGAACTAAAACTACAGCTAAAAGAACTGAGCGACGTTTATTATTCCAACAACTTTACTGCCTCTCAAGACTTCAATAAATTCTCTCGCTTCAATAACCGTCTAAAGGTTCCCTACTACGCATCATTACCGACAACATGCGAAGTAGGCGAGATTATCGAAGTAGCAGGAAAACTTAGAATCTGTTCAGCGACGAATACATTTTCGATAGTAGGAACGCAAACATAATGTTAAAATTATATATAATACATGGCTACAAAATTAGTAAGAAAGGCAGGACAGAAATCTCTTAAATCTCAAAGTGCTGGTTATTCGACTACCAACAAGAAAGGCGAGACAACCTACTACAAGAGCGCACAGGACGCGCCAGGATACAGCGACACCACACAAAGTAGATCAAATATGTCGGCTGGCAATACGCCTATCACCAAGCTGGACGCTGGCGGCAACGTGATTACTGCCGATAAGTTAAAGCCAACCACCCCTATAAACCTACCTACACCGCCAGCTGTGGACGGTCTAGGTGGCGTTATGGACACAGGTAACGCCGCTTTAACTGGTGGCATGGGTGGCACTTACGACCCTAAGACCAAGCAGATTACCGCGCCAACTGCTGATGAACTCTTTAAGAGCTACCAAGGTGCGAACGCTTCCGCATTTGATGAAATGAAGTCTTCTGAGGAACGTCTAGCCGAGCAACAAAAGATGCTCAAGCCTAAAGAAAAGGCTGTCTCTAGCTTATCGGCGCAACTAAACACTATCACCGCCAACCGTGACGCTGAAATGCTTGGACTCGAAGGGCAAGGGCGTGGCGTTACTGAATCCATTATCGGAGGACAGCAAGCGCAAATCTCCCGTGAGGCCGCTATCCGCGCTATGCCTATCCAGGCGCAACTCGCTGTAGCGCAAGACGATCTCGACTCAGCTCGAAGCTACGCAAGTCAGCTATTCCAGGCGCAGTCACAGGACGCACAAGCTAAATATAACTACCAGAAAGAGCTAAATAGCTCTATTTATAGTTTCCTAGACAGTCAACAAAAGACGCGTCTAGCTCAAACAGAGAAAGCACAAGACCGAGCGTTTCAAGTGGAGCAAGCTAACCGCTCGACACTCAAGCAACTATCAATGCAAGCTATCGAATACGGGCAAGGTGCTTTAGCTGGTGAAATCATGCGGCTAGACCCAGCAAGCCAAACTTTCGATACTGACTTTGGTGATGTAACTAGTAGGCTTAGAAAGCCCGTAGAGGCTAGCAGTGATGATAGCGGTATATACACATCAACACAGCTAAAAGCGATAAGCAAATTAAATGAGGATATTTCCAAGAACCCAACTTACACAAAGACCGCTTCAATGCGTGGCTATATTGATAATGTAAAGGGAGCCTTACAGCAAAAAAACGGTATCTCAGATATTGCGGCAATTAACCAGTTCCAGAAAGTAATTGATGAAGGTGCAGTAACCCGTGATCAAGATGTAGCTTTAATAAAGGGCGCGCAAAGTCTAGTAAATAAACTACAGACAAAAGTTGCTGGTTTGGAAAAAGGAGATCAATTAAGCCCAGACTTACGAAATCAAATGGCTACTTTAATGGATTCTTTGTATACCACTCAAGTCAAAGCATTACAAAAAGACCCTTACATTGCGGCTAAAACACGTGAAGCGGAGTTATATGGGCTTACAACAAGTGACACTATCATTTCAGATATTGCAGATATATCAAATGTTGCCAATGAATCAGCTAACTCGCTGCCAGCCCCAGTAAATAGTGCAATTGAGGACTTATTTAAGTTGCACTCGACTACACGTTTGATAGAGTCCAGCTTTAACGCCGCTAATTTTTTCTAAAATGCAAGACATATTAACGCCAGAGGAACAGAAGATCGTCCAATTCGGTGCCGCTAATGGAAAAAGCGTCGATGAAGTCAAAACCGCAATTGCCAAGTACCGACAACAAGGTACCGCCACGCCACAACCTAAAGAAGAAGGCTTATTAACTAAAGTAGCCAAGGGTGTAGGTAACTTTATTGGTGGTGCGGTTTACGGTGTGTCTGCTCCAGGCCGAACCATTCAAAATGCTATTGGTTTAGCCCCCGAAGCGACAAAGGAGGGTTTCCAAAATGCTACTGGAGTTGATTTGAATACTACTAGTGGCAAGGTAGGGGAATTTGTTGGTGAAGTTGCCCCATACATAGCTCAGCCTGGTGCTGGACTAGTTAAAGGTGGGACTGCTATAGCTGGCCGCGCGGCAATGAACACCGCCATTGGAACAGCCCAAACAGGAGATCTAAAAAATGGTTTAGCTGTAGGTGTTGGTGGTGAAATATTAGGAGCAAGTGGGAAGTTACTAAAATCCGTAGGCGGTGGAGTCTTTAAACTTTCCGTCCCTCTATCTGCAAAAGAAGCCGCTCTAGTTCAGACTTATAAAGCAAAAGTCCCATTTGTTCAAAGAATTAGCGCGGCTATAGCAGGAGAAAGTAAAGCCCCATTGACTAATGCTAAGACTGCTTTTGATAAGGGATTGTGGGGTAGTGAAGCAATGATGGGAGTACAAGCAACTAAGGCTAAGACCAAAATTTGGAAAGATGTTGTCAGTCCAGCTTTGAAAAATTCCGATGCCTCAGTTAACCTACCCACTTTCTTTTCCGAAGCTGAAGCACAGATCATTAAACGAACGCCTGAGCTTACAAGGCAAAAAGCCTTATTAAATGCTTTGGAGGCCGTGAAAGATGACTACTCTGGAACGCATACTATTTCACTGGAAAAACTACAGGATTTAAAAGCTGGGTGGGCACAGTTTGTTCCCGAGAAAGCATATAAAGGTGAAAACATTGCTGGAGCTTTGAATGCTGTTAGAAACGTGTTAGCTGGCGATGCTCGAAAAGCTATATATAACGCTGTAGATGACCCAGCCGTAAAACGTGCGTACCTTGACTATGGAAACTTGGTAAATATTCAAAAATGGGGACAGAAATCCATGACCGGAGGCAAATTAAAAGGAGGCTTTGGAGGGTGGATTTCTGCTATTAAGGACACTGTAGTAATTCCAGTGACTTCAATTAGTGGGCACACAATATACAAAACTGGCGCAGGGCTAGAGCTTTACGGCGCGGCAGGGGCAAAGACCGTCGAAGAAGTGCTTAATCAATCGAATGACTAAATGGCACAGCTATCAAGATCAAAAGTAATATAAACCATATCATATCCACCTAACCTACGCCCAACCCACCCCAAAGTCAACAATTCTTATCCACAGGTTCAATATGTTATACTTATCCTAATTAGCCACAACTAAAATAATACTATGCTTAGAACAGATAATTTACTACCGATAGGAATGGAAGTCTTCGCCGCTCCTGTAATCGTTACAGGAACCACCGCCGTAAACACCACACTAGATTCAAAGACCACAGGTGTTCGTGTCGTTGTAGAAGTTAATGGCGCATACCTTAGAACAGCTACAGGCGTTACTTCTTCAAACGCTAACATCTATATGGGTGTAGGTACTTATGACTTCGGTGTAATCCCAGGCTCAGTACTCTCAATCGCTGGAAAAGAAACTACCTCAGTCGTAACATTTACTCAACACCAATTCTAAGCCTATGGCTAATCTAGTGAGCCTTTCAAATCTGACGAGTTTCAACAAACAAGATGGGTTCCCCTGGTACACCTCTGGCTCCTTGGCTCTTAATGGTGTCATGCCGACACTTGCTCACCAGTACGCTAACAACCGCTATGCACAGTACGAATCCATCACAAACAATCTAACCTACTCACAAGATATAGGAGATGCTTCTTGGTCTAAAAC